ATGGGGTATAGTTTGTATGAAAGGGAAAGAAATGTGAGATCGGAAGATTATGAATCCAAGATCATTCCTGTGTCTTTTTCTGCTACAACCAATAGACCTTACCAGAAATGGGCGCAGGCTAATTCGCTTGGTGCTTTCGCTACTGTCGAGAATGCGGCGGAGGAGGCTTCTAGGATGGTTGATAAGTATGATATTCAAAGTAATGATCTAGCTACATCTGAGCTTAATAAGAGGGCTATTAGGATAATTAATACGGTTTTGAGGAATTACAAGTCGTATGATGTCAAAGCTAAGGGATTCCCCGGAGGGGTTGAAGTTGGTATTTATTTCCATGGTCAAGCAAAGACTGGGACACCGCTTAAGGTATTAGAGTATAATACTGATTATGCTGATAATATCATGAAAATCATAAATATGTGTCCTCAGATGTATCTTACTCAAGCTGTGGTTGAGGCTATTAATAAGGATGTTATTGTAAAGGGTAGGGACATTAATGAACAGCATTCTGACCTTAGCAATCTTCTTTCGGTGTTGGATAAAGAGACCATAGATAAAATAGATGGTAAAAATGAACAGCAATAATAATAATGATATGGGGAATGTGATGAGGGATCAGGGATATTATGTTCCGACTCCATCCATTCCATCCCCTATGCTTTCTGGGGACAATATTTCTTCTATCCCTATTCCTGTCGGGATGAGTAGTTCATCGGATATGGATAATGATGTTTTATCCAGGGAAGGAAATAGAAGCATACCGTCATTGGTTGAGGGTATAAAAAAATCTGTAGAGACATCTTATCATGATGACGTAAGAGCCAGAAACTCGCTTTTCCAGATGATAAATGAGGTAGGTATACCTAAGGGTAATTATGATATAACTGGGAGCAAGATCAATCTTCGTGATTCAAGATATAGGTTATCAACAGGTGAGTGGATCCCTAAATATGAGAATTATATCAATAATATAGATAATGATGATCGTCTATCGAGAAGTCAAAGTGGTTGGGAGAAAACTTATAGAGGATTAGGTAAGTTTATTTATAAGTCTGCTTTGTATGGAATAGGTGGAGTAGGTCAGTCTGTTTATGGATTAAAGGAGCTTGTTACAAAAGGGACGTTATCAGCTATGTATGATAACAGTTTTGCCAGATGGTTGGATGATATGGATAAGCGTGGTGATTATACGCTTAATCATTATTACAGTAAGGAGGAGCGAGATGCCGGATTTCTTAAAAGTATGTTTACAACCAATTTCTGGACAAATGATCTTTTGTCAGGGGCTGCATTTACGGCTGGTGCTATCTTGTCGTCTTATGCTTTCGCTGGTGCTGGTCTTATGAATGCTGCCCGTATGGGGGCTAGGGTAGGAGCGACTGTCGCTAGATTAGGTAGGGCCGCTTCCGCCACGAAGAGTGGGTTTAACTCCATGCTGAGGGCTGCCCGCGTAGGACGAGGCATAGGTAAGGGGTTGGACAGCCTGACCTTTATTGGTACGTCAACACTTTGGGAGGCTTCGGTAGAATCAAGAAGCGGGTTGATGGAATCTGAGGGAAACTTCAAGCAGGCTTACAGAAATGCCTATGGTAGAGAAGCCTCGTATGAGGAGCTTATGAGGTTCAGAAATGACAACGTCGATGCCGCCAATACTATATTTGCCGCTAATATCGGTATTCTTACATTGTCTAACATAGCTATGTTCGGTGATATGTTCGGCATGGATCTTGGCGTGGATAAGTTCATAAAACGCAATATATTTGGCGTAGGCGCCGAGAGGATGGATAACGGGACATTGAGGGCCATAACGCCTAAGAAATGGCAGAAAATAGCCGGGAATACGTTCAATATTATCAAGCGCCCAGTGTCAGAAGGTCTTTATGAGGAAGGTCTTCAGGGAGTGGCTAGCAAGTCCGCCGAGGATTGGGTAGAATCAAGATACAATCCTATGGCCATCCGTCAGAACATAGGCTATATGGAGGCTATAAAGAACGGATTCAAGGAGACTTATGGATCCAGTCAGGGCTGGAAGGAGATCGGCATCGGTATGATTATCGGATCGGTTATGGGTGGAAAGACCATCGGAGGTATAAGGGAATGGAGCCAAGACATGTCCCGGAACAAGGGGATGGTGGAGGCCTACAACGCCAATGCCGGCGCCTTGACCACCGCCGCTGTCCGTGCTATTCGTGGCAGTATGGCTCTTAACGCTCAATTATCTGGTGTAGACACATCGTACGAGAGTGATGGTAGGATCATAAATAAGGATTTTAGTGACGCCGTATTCAATCGTCTTCGTTATGATTCGGAGATGGGGATGCTGGATGATACGAAGGAGAATTTCAGGACGGTAGTCGAATCTATACCTAATAGCGATATAGCGTCCGATATGAATATGACGGATGAGCAGGTCAATGAGTATAAAGCCGATCTTGTCAACGAGTTTAATAAGAAGGTGGATAATTTCATTATGGCCAACAGATTCGCCGACTCACTTACTGAGGGTATCCCGAACAGGTCTTTTAACGCCTATATCTCCAATATGGCTTATAATGGCCTTGAGGCGAAGGATAATTTGAACGATATAGCCAATCAGTTAAGAAGGATATACAATACGGATATAGGCCCCGCTCTTGATATATATTCTCGTCTTAATCCTGATTCGAGCAGGGATCTTGAAGAATTAAGGAAGCTTACGGATGATATACAGAGGATGGAGAAGAATATCTTGAGGCTTCAACAAAGTGTCGCGTCGAAGGACGCTCTTGAATCTGATAAGGCTAAGTTGGCCAAGGAGAATGATAGGCTTCTTAAATTAACAGAGGATAGGATCGCATTGGAGAGGAAATTAACTACGTTAATTAACTCAGAGGCTGATATATCTAAGTTGTTCTTAAATAGAAATGATTCAAGGATCAGTGCCGCTGATCTTATGGCGGCTTATGAGACTATAGTTGATTTTGAGAATGCCGTGTCTACCCGTGGGGTCGATAATCATAAAGAGGCCATGGCGTTGCTTAGCGAGTATCGTCATAATCTTGTGGCTTATAAGAATATAAACGAGTCTCTTCGTCGTATGCGTGACAGAAGATTCATCCGGGCGCAGGAGCGCGGGTTCATGAAGATATTATCGAACGTATGGGGTAAGACTTATGAGGAGGATGATAGCAAGTACGATTTCAGGAATACTGATAATCCTGATGCCAATGATCTTTACGCCAACGACCAAGCTATAGACAAGGCTTACCAAGATGGTCTTATAGGGGAGGATGAGGCATTTATGTTCAAGACATATAATCATATGATAGCCAGATCTATGGAGAACGAGATTAAGACCGATGAAGGTAGTATAGTCGAGAGGGTTCCTGATGATGAGGATATCATAAATCCTTCTGACGATAGAATCAATAATATAGCTATAAAGATATGGAACGGTAATGAGGATGTCTTATCTCCTAGGGAGAGACAGATATATGATAATAACAAGCCTCGTGTCGATAGTCTAGTTAACGGGTTTGGGGATAATCCTATTTCAAGGATCAATAAGGCTAGATCGATAATAGATAGATTGAAGATCCATGATAATATTTATGATAATATCAAGGACGCTGTTGATGATATTGTAGATATGAATATCAATGGTCTTGATCAGGATCAGATCAAAGAAGCTATAAAGACTTATAATGATCTTATGAATGAGGCTGACAATGGCAATGAGATTGATCAGGATAAGCTTAATGAGGCTATTGATATTATCAATAACTATTCTGATGATCCTCTTCTTCGATTCGTGGAATGGATGAGGCTGTATGATAATGGAAGTATAGCTGTCAAGGATTACGATAAATCCATACCTATAGGTAATGTCCTCACAGAGAGCGAACCCGGGACATCCACCGGCAGGACGGAAGTTAACGCCGCCCAGAACCCGGTGGTGTTGATGGCCCAGAAGAGAGAGATCGGTGGGGTCATGTATTATGAGGTTGGTGGAATGAGGCTTGACAGGTTTATGGCGGGGTCCGGGCTTAAAAGGTCTGATGCCACTGATACTGATAATGGAAGGGTGATGGATTTCACCAACGGAACCGACATATTTACTGTTATAGAGTCAGATAACCACTCAAGATGGATGATTAGCGAGGATGACGCTCAGGCTTTCGAGAACGCTACCGGTGTCATACTGGGGCGGCAGACCGCCTTATCGACCTCTAACTGGTTCATGGTGTATCGCAAGGGGCAGGATGGATCTGTTGTTCCTTATTACACGGGTGATACGTTTGGATCTAACAACGAGTCGGTGAATCAGGAAGCAACGGCCAGCCTTCGCAAGGGTGATATGGTAAGGTTCAAGGTAGATATGTTAGATCCTTATACCAAGGAATTGTATGATAAATACAATAGCCTTTATGCCGTTGATCCTAATTCTGACGAGACCAAGTCTGCTCGTAGTAATTTGGTTAATAATATGGTTATTAAGATCGTGGATGGTAACGGTAATTTTGTCTCGGTGCTAAAAGCCAATGATTCAGACTCAAAAGGGAGTAACGCTGATTTAAGGAGTATGGCCTTTGAGTTATATAGGGATAATGTAGGATCTGTCGCTGGCGAGATTGATATACCGTTCGTAGGCGCAGTCACCAGTGTTTTGCCGGGAAGACCTAATTTTAGTATAAGTGATGATAATGGTACGTTGATGGTATCCGAAAATGACTTTACCAACGAGACGGTTGGTAAGGTCGAGAGCGTAGGGTATATAGAGAACGGAGAGGTTACGATGAGGGATGATATTAAGTATAATATATTCCCGTTCTGTACGGCTATCGTCAGGGATAAGTATGGTGATTATAAAAATTCACGTATCCCGGTCGTGGCTATAAAAACAGGGAACGGAAGAAATTATCTATATCCCGTAAGGTTGAAAAATCAGGATATATCGTCATTCTCTTCCATGATCGGATCAATGGCTGACAGAATTATAGAGGGTCTAGGTGGTGGAGTAAGTATTGATGATATAATGGATCTTAATAACGCTATAGCCAGATCCGGGCTGGATAACAAGACATATATGATTCCGTTGGCGGGAGACGTGGATGTTATCAAGGGACGGTTAAAGGCTGTCAAGGAAGCCGCTAGTAAGATGCCTATGACCGCTGATGTAAGAGGATGGATAGGCGATTCTAGGACCAAGGAGGATATTTTGATGAATGACGTTACGATCAACATCGATCTTAATAACGATCCTTTCATAGCCCCTAAGTTCAGGATGAGTATTAGGAGGGATGAGACGTTCTTCGAGGATACGGAGACCCCGTTCGTCAACCCGCCCGGTTCCCAATCGGAGTTCGCCTCGCCTACGAAAGCAGCCGAGGATAAGTCTTTGGTTTCCGACGGGAATGTCGTATCTGGAGAAAATGAAGCGGAAAATCCTTGCTAAATAAATTATCTTGATTTATCTTTGCGGTGTCAGTCCATTACCTGACGAGTAAGATATTTAAAAGTTGGTCCCTGTCGGGTGTGTGATGGCCCCGGTGGGGACTCTTTATATTATGCAGTTAGATAGTTTTTTACATCGGAAAATTATGCAAGACCTACGCATCCAGCGAGTGAAGGTCTTGATGATGTTATACACCAGTCATTATTTTGTCAATAACAGACAAAGGCAGTTGCTTGACCATACATACGCTTTAAGCAGAAGTCAGGCTTTCGATTATATGACGGAGTTCAATGAAAGACTTAGTGATAAGATAGGTATAGAATGTACGATGGATATTCTTCTACCTACCGATGATGATAATGCTAATATCATAATCGAGTACAATGGCATCATTAAGAAGTTGATGAGGGAAGCCGAGAAGCTGGAACTTGACACTGACGCTATTAAGGATATGATGCGCGATCTACTTAATGAGTTGAAAGATGATGTTGATCTTAATATCTTGATATTTGACGTAACCCAGTTACTTATAAAATACAATCTATTTAGGTTAGATGCCATAACCGAGCAGGAGTTCAAGGACTCTTTCGTCAGGATGGATAGTAGGAATATGGAGATAAAGAAATTAACTTTATCTGATATTAAGAAGGTGGTGATGATGATGGAGGATAGATATAGTTATATTTCGTCTATATGATAGACAAATATAATTGATTACGTTTTTTGTAAAAATATCTCCTATTTGTTTGTTGTTTTAAAATAAGTGTCTATATTTGCGGTGTCTATCCGTTGCTAGACCAGAAGAAGATATTAATATCGCTTAGGCGTAGGCGATAAATGAGAGCTATCAGTGGAGTAACGGACGCTGGTGGCTCTCGTTGTTTTATATTATGGATGATAATTTAAAATTGTTTGAGAATCCTGATTTTGGGGATGTAAGAGTATTATTAGACGAGAAAAGCAATCCATGGTTTGTTGGTAATGACATAGCCAGATGTCTTGGTTATGAAAACTTAGGGAACGCTGTAAAAAGGTTTGTTGATGATGAGGATTCTATCATTCTTACAAGTGATTGTAAATCAATGGGGTTTAAAATAAACCCCCTTATAAATCAGGCTGTTAGGGAGATCAAATTAATCAATGAATCAGGGATGTATTCTTTGATTATGTCATCTAAGATGGAATCTGCCAAGAAATTCAAAAAATGGGTAACATCGGAGGTTCTTCCTTCTATTAGAAAAACAGGCTCCTATTCTATGCCATCAAAGAATGAACTTCCATCTGATTATATAGAGGCATTAGAGGCTTTACTTAAATCGGAAAAGGAGAAGCGTGCGTTAGCTGAGGCGAAAAAAGCGGCAGAGGAAGCCAAAAGGATATCTGATAATATCATCAAAGAACAGGTTCCTATGGTTGAGTTTGCTAAGACAGCCGAAATAGCCCAAGAGACAGATATGTTGATCAGAGAGGTTCGGGAAAAGCTGGAGGCTCATGGGTATGATATAGCGGAGAAGAATCTTCGTATATTGCTTGAGGATAATAAATTCTTCGCCAAAACCGGTAAGAGATGGTTGCTTTCCCAAAGGATGATAGATCGTGGTTACGCTCGTTACAGGTATCGTGATGACGATGAGTTCTATGGGACTAACACCGTCTATGTGACTCCTAAGGGATTCCAGTGGATCGTGTCTAAGATATCTAGGGAATGGATGCCTAGGTTCTTGGAGTTGAAAGGTAGGGTTCTCAGTAGATCGGATAAAAATATTTTTGCTAAACAATAAGTTTCGTTTTTATAGTTTTAGGATTGAGTTTTTTGTTTGTCCGTGAGGATCGGCAAAAAGATTTGTACTTTTCGGAGAAACATAAGGTTTGTTATTATTGTTATTTGGCTCCCGTCCGCTCGTGAGAGTAGGCGGGATTTTCATATCTTTGTAACAAAACGATTTAGCAATGGGAAGATCTTGTTATGTTATAAAAAATAAGGAGGGTAGGGTAGATAATGTCCTTGCCCCTAACAACCAACCATCAGGGTTATACCAAAGGGCAATGGAGGTACTGGGCGACCAGAAGCAGGCCTTATCGGTCTGGGGTACGGCCTACTCCCCCGACTTCGTGTCTTTCTTTGGCGATTGGATGTCCATGCCATCAGAATACGGCTTAGATAGCAATGGGGAGCCTAGGTATGATGATGTCATGTCCTTTATCAAACAAAAGAATTATGCTGTGGGTAATTTCATGGCTGACGAGGTTAAGGATATCAATAATACCATTACTTCCCTGGGCGTTGATAATATCAATGATCTTAACGATATGATCGTATCTAACTTCCTTTCCGGCGGTGATATATTCATCAACAGATATAATCTTGAACGATCCGGGATGTATGATGCTGATGAGATTGATAATATCATGACTAACCGATTGGAGTATGAGCGGGTAAGGGATATGATGAGGAGGATTGTCGATTTTATGTCTGAGGGGGATCTCAATGAGAAGGATACATATTTCTTGTCCTCCGAATCAGGCCTTGGTGATGATTATATGATATATGAGGATGTGTATGATTCATTGGGAAAGAGAAGAGTCTTGAATCCAATGGAGGTAAGGGATACGATCATGAGGGCGGTAGGCGGTATCAGCGACCGCCGGGAGTTCGATCAGGCTTTCGCCTCAGTCCCATACCCTTCCTTGGCGCTCCGGTATCAGGAGGATCAGGATTACGCAGATCGGATGTATGACACGTATCGTAATATGACCCGTATGGAGGTCAGGGATCAGGATGGGAATACGATTACCGACTCATATTCCAATAGCACCATACCGTATATCAGTATGCCTAAGGACATGAAAGGTCTAAGGGATAAGGTTGGGGAAATGATCAATATGGACGATTTTAAGGACATCAAGGATGTTGCCGGACGTCTATATGACATAGCCATGGATCTTTCCGATATGGGCGTTGATATAAGCGAGGCGATTAGCGATGAGATGGTTATATCTAGGCCGGAGGATATCCGTGACCTTATGGCATCGTTGGATGTCATGTTATCTTCTATACAGAATGGTGATCCGGTATATGATGACTTTATTTCCGATCTTGATAGGATAACAGGGAAAGGGAATCCGATATATGAGGTTCAGGATACTTACTTTACCGGGGATAGGATGGTGTATGTAAGGTCCGGGAAAACATCTCCTTCCGATATGTATGACAGGAACATGTTGTATGTAGGTAGAAATACATACCATAACACGACCCCGATAACCGACACCGATCAGGCCTATGAGGTGCTGGCTGATATCGGGATAGCCCAGCCCTCGTACTTACCGACAGGCGTGCTCCCCCAAGGGGCTTCTCGATCTGATATTGGCGTGGTCAAGGATAATATCAAGAAGTTGGTTATGGATAACATCTCATCCTCCAATACGGAGAGTATGATCCTTGCCAGATTGATATATCAACATCCCGTTATCTCTAAGGTGGATGATGTCGATATTGATCGGGAGTTCAGGAGATACGAGGCTAGACAGGGGAGGGATCGGGATTTTATCAAATCCTGTACATCGTTGAGGAAGATCCAGATCAAGGAAAGGTTAAAAAAATCGGATTTATATAATAATGTCTTGCGTTTCCTTGATTTTAATGGATTTTATAACGTATCTTTGAACCACCATGACAGAGGTACGTTAAAAAACATGGAGATGTCGTTGCCGGATGGTCAAGTAAGAGATCTCTTGTTTAATGTGGCTATCGAGTCCAGCGACAGCAGCATGAGGGATCTTTTCTATCTGGATAGACAGGACAGGATGATGGATGTCGGTTTTTATCGATATCTATACCAAAGGAATCCGGGTCTGCTCCGGGAGGTCAACGGCGGTGTCGAGGCGAGACCGGACGGTTCGTTCTTGGCTCGTGGGAGGTACGACGATTTCGTGTCTTTCCAATCTGGCCTATATGAGAAGGTAGGAGAGACGGTTGATGGATCAATATACAGGTTCGTCGATGATCTTATATACTCCGATCCATCATCATATCAGGATAGTATGGCACGAAAGATAGGTGACGTTACGGTAAGGAGTGACGATAACCGTCTATCAAGGGTAGAGGATAATCCCTCATCCAGTAAGATAATTAATGAATACACTGCTAATACAAATAAATTAATGCGAGATTTTTCGTGTGGTTAATCTCTCTTTGGCGTCGTGAGACGTTTTCTTTCGAGCATTGAAACATTGAATTTATAGATTTGCATGAATCCGGGCCGTAGTGATACGTCCCGGATTTTTTGTCTTGTACCGGTTCTTATTAATACCAACTGCATGACATGACGTGCCTTGATGATGACATATATCACGATCTTAGGATTATTAATTTTTGAACTTTGTAACGCCCGCCATCAGGTGGGGTTATTATTAATTCAAAAATAAATAGACATGGGTACAAGTGGAGACAAAATCGTGCTGTTAGACGGCATGGGTTCCGGGAGCGGTAGCGCCGCTAATGGTTTATTATCTATGATTCCGGGTATGTTTACCAGCCTTTTGGGTGGTAATAAGATGGATCCGAATTTAGTCGCTGCGTTGATGAACGGTCGTAACAACCAAGACCAGTTCGGAGGGGCTAACGGCTGGTGGTTGTGGATCATCGTCCTATTCTGGTTATGGGGCGGACGTGGTTTCGGAAATGGTTTTGGTGGTAATGGAAATGATTGTTGCGCTAACGGTCTTCCGGCTCAATTGAACAACGACTATGGCCGTGAGCTATTGATGCAGGCTATCCAAGGTAACAGAAGCGCTATTGATCAGATCTCTAACGCCCTTAACTGTTCTACCTCTCAATTACAAAACGCTATCTGTAACGTACAAGGCGCTATTGATAAGGTGGCTGGTCAGGTAGGTATGACTTCTCAGGCCGTTATTAACGCCGTACAGCAACAAGGATGTGAGATCGGTAACCAAATCAGCTCTTGCTGCTGCAACTTACAAAGCGCTATGGCTAGCGGATTCAATAACGTTCAACATTCGTTGGATACGATGGGTTGCAATATTCAGAACTCTATTACACGTCAAGGATATGAGAACCAATTGGCTATTACCGGTCAAACTAATGTATTACAGAACAATTTGACGAACGGGTTCAATAATATCATCCAGTCAGCTAATTCCAACACCAATGTATTGGCGGCTAAGATTGACGCTCAGACCCAGATTATCAATGACAAGTTCTGTCAACTTGAGATGCGTGAGATGCAGAATACTATCCAACAGCTTCGTGAGGAGAAACAGGCTTTGGCTACTTCCGCCATCACCCAACAACAGACACAGAACATCGTTAGTCAGTTAGCTCCAAAGGCCCCGATTCCGGCTTACGTCGTACAGAACCCGGGTTGTTGCTATACTCCTACCGTAAGGGTAGCTAACGAATGTGGATGCGCTTGCGGCACTACTAATGCCGTATTATAAGAAAGGGGGACAATATGGCTGATTTCAGAGGATATATGATCGGTTCATTCGCCTCCTCCCGTCTTGACAGGGGAGGCATCCCGGTAGTAGCCACTACTGGAAAGGTATCTGACGCTTCTGCGGCCGAACCTACGGTTGATTTTGGCATCAATCCGTGTCAGTGGAACTCACTACCTCCGGAAGGAATATTGTTATGGAAAGTCCGTCATCCGGTGACGGAGACAGAGGCTAG